CCGCTCGCCGGCGCGCCGTTGCCTCAGGCGCCCGCGGTGGCCGTCGCCGCGGGGCCTGCCGTCGCGGTCGTGCCGCCGATCCCGGCGCCACTCGTGGGCCTGCCGCACCATCCGGCTGGGCTCATGGTCGACCAAGATGGTCACCCGGAGGCCGACCGCATGCCACTGGTGGATCGTGCGAGCCGGGATGGTCGCGGCATCACGCTCATTGATGTCTCGGCGACCGAGAAGTTGCTGCGCACGTTCCGCGATGTCCATGCCACGTGGGCGCAGTGTCGACCGTCTGCCGCAGCGACGACCATGTTGCGTGCCGACCGCGACGCGGCGATGGGCGGCATCATGCACGAGGCGCACAACGCCACCGCACGTGACCCGTTGGCCTGGGTGTATGCGGTCGGCTTGCCCGTGCGTGACATTCTCGACTCACGACGCCGGCCGGCGCGGGGCTATCCGGGCGACGAGCCAGTCTCGCTCTACGTGCAGCAGCCCGGGCGGACGCAGCGTGGCCAGCACCGTTTCCTGCGCGTCATGGATGCCTTTGTGGCGGCTGGCAACGTAGTCGGGCTGGCCGACTGGTGCTGCAGCTGTCAGGTCGTGCCTTGTGCCCATGGCAAGCCTGGCGGCTGGCCGGTGCCCGAGTACGCGGTCTCCAGCCACGCGTTGTATTATCATGGCTGGGACGGTCAGTTCGCCAACCGCACCACGCCCAATGGGAACGCGGCGCCCGCTCACCTCCGCCACGTGCAGTCCGCTATCAACGAGGTCGCCGCCATTGCCCTGCGGACGCGTCGCGGCCGTTACGTCGCTCTCCACCACGCCTTCAGTGGCGCTGTGGGACGCTTCGACACGGCACGCTACACCCGCACGGCCCACGGCTACTACGTGATGACGGTCGAGGATGGTCCGGTGGCGCGCGTGTACAAGCACCCGAACATCGACTGGCTCCATGAGCAGAACTCAGCTCTTGCGGTCGTCGCCGGGCGCCAAGTCACGCTCCGCTGGACCACGCGCAGCGTCGGCATGTACCATGTCGAGACCGAGTTCCTCGTGCAGCCGGGCGCGCACGCGGAGCCGATCGCGTACCACCAGATGGTCCTGTCGCTGACGCAGCTGCACCGTGTGACGGACGTCCGCACGCACGTCACGATCGAGTCGCCGCTGTCGCCCCAGAACCCGACTGTGCACACGGTCGACGTCTCGCCCGGATCTGGCCAGGCTTACGAGCGCGTGTACGTCGACGGCGATGCCGTGTTTGTCGTCAACAACGCCAACCCGGAGGGCTTGGTGTACCCGCGGACCGTGGTCAATGAGCTGCTTTTGCACGCGCTCGGCACCAACCGCGATGAGGCCACGTACGAAGACCTCATGCGGCGGTATCGCCAGTTCGCGGCCGGGCCGCTGCGGGACGGCTGGGACAAGGCCGAGCTCGCGTCCGCTGCGCCGGTGGCTGTCAGCATTGCAATGGCAGCCACGATCGAGGCCGAGGTGGCTAGCCGAGTCGCCTTCGAGCAGCGCGTCGGGGACGCGCGGCGCATGCTGGTCCAGATGAAGCAGGGCCGGCTCGTCGAGCCTTACCGTGCGTGGCCTGCGGGCTTGGTGGCGATCCTGCTCGGTCTGGTCGTGCTTGTCACCGCGCTCGCGGGCTACCACTCCATGGGCGCGGCGGCCGCTGCGCTGGCTCTGACCGTCGGCGGCGCAGCGGTTTGGCAAGCGGCCGCTTACCCGCACACGCGTTGGCGGCCGTTCGCTGCCGGCCTCATGGCGGTGGTCGGGGCGACGTACTTGCTGGCTTCCGCCGGCGTGCGAGGCGTCGACCTGCTGCGGGACCCGGATCCTTGGTTGGGCACGTGCATCGGTCTGCTCGTTGGCGCGGCGCTCTTCGCGATCACAGCCGCACTCCGGCGACCGACAGAGGTCCGCGGTGGCACAGTGGAGCGTTTGGCTCAGGATCGCGTGCATGCACCCGATCGACTTGAGCAAGCATACCGCGAACCCCGATGGAAGCGCGTTTACCGCTGGATCACGGCCTCAGATCCGGCCGCGCTTTACCCGCGGCACCCTGCACTCAGCGCTTTGGTGGAAGAACTGGTGCGTGCCGGCAGCCCTCTGCCGGTCACCTTAATCTTCCTCTTCACCGAACGTCTGCTGTACGGCAATCAACCTCGCACTTGGCCAGCCGTCTTCGTGCACATCGCGGCTGCCGCTGTGCACGTACTGATGCTCGAGCCCTATGGGGCGCTGGTCGCCGCAGCGATGCATTACGCCTTCAATGCCATCGCTGAAGGACGAGGCTTCGCGCCAGCCGCAGTTGGCATCTTCGGGTACCGCACCGTGGCTGACCTGTGCGTCGACGGCATGCCCTTCCCCGCGCTGCAGACTCGCCCACCTGAGTCGGCGGATGCGGGCAAGGTCGTCGCGACGGTTAAGGTGGGCACGCCGGACGGTCGCCGCTGGTGCCGACAGGGCGTGGGCGCTACTTGCATCGGGCCGATGACGCCGAGCCGTCTGCCGCTTGTACTCCGGCGGTGCTGGCACAATGAGTGCATCGCCGTCTGCACGCGCGCGCTCGAGGACAACGGCGACCCGGGCCCCTGTGAGCCGCACCCGCGTAACGACTTCTGGCTCGACGTCCGCCGGCAGCACGACCGCCATGCCGAGATCCTGTACGGCCCAGGCGGACTCCGTGACGTGAAGCCGACGCCCTTCGAGGTGTGGGCATCACGGTTTCCGGAACGTCGTGCCCAGGACTTTCGGGACGCCCGCGCGGCTAACATGGCCAACCCGGTCCCGGCAGCCAAGCTGGCAGGCGCTCGCGCTTTCGTTAAGAACGAGCGCGTGGTCAAGTCGTTCCCCGCTGAGGACATGCCGTACAACGCTCGGGCGAAACCTCGCCTCATTCAATCCAAGGATCCGCAATGGACAGTGCTCATCGGACCTTGGATGCATGCGTTCGGCAAGCACCTCAAGCGGCTGTGGTGTGCTGGCTTCTGGATCTTCTACACGTCGTCATCGACGGCCGAGACCATCGGCCAGCATATGCACGACCGATGGGAGTACCACCGGGCCCGTGGTCCCGTGCGCGCCTTTGAGAACGACATGCGGGCCTACGACGCTTCCATCGGCAACGGCGCGCGCCTAACCGAAGAGCACGTCTATCTGCGTTTCGGCATGCGCGGTCGCGCTTATGAGGCGATGCGCACACAACGGCGCGTTCACGGCCGCACGTCGCACGGCGTGCGCTACTCAGGCGAGGCGACCATGCAGTCGGGCGTGCCGAACACGTCCGTCGGCGATTCACAGCTGCAGGTCAATGCCATGACGACCTGGGCGGCGCGTATCCTGGCGCGGCTGCGTGGTATCACGACCGACGAGGCTTGGCGGCTCCTGCCGGACATGTTGACCATCGTCGTCCTCGGTGACGACAACGTCACCTTCGGCGACGCGGAGCTTGTCCAGGCGATCGTCGACTCGCTGCCGGAGTTTGCCGCGGCCACGGGTTTCCGACCGATGGCGGTCGTCCGCGACGACTGGCGCGACATTGAGTACTGCTCCGGCCTGTTCTATCCGTCGCACGGCACCTGGCGGTGGGCCCCGAAACTCGGCCGTGTGCTCGCCAAGACCTTTTGGGTCTGCGGCCTTGTGCCGCCGGAGGACGTCGTCGGCATGCGGCGCGGCACGGCCCTGGGGCTAGTCCCGCTCGCGTCGCCGGTGCCGGGCTTGCGCCAGCTCGTCACCTCAATCGTCGAGTCCACGCGTGGCACGGCCGTGGTGTCGCGCAAGGACGGCGATCAGCGGCAGATCGAGGCCGCCACGGTGGCGCAGGACGATCCGGCTGCGGTGCACTACCAGTGTCGGCGCTATGGGCTCAGCCCGTCGGCTTGGGCCGGGCTGGTGGCCGACCTGGAAGCCGCTGGGGCCTCTGGGCCGGCCGCGGTGCTCGGACCCGCCCTTGAAGCCGTCCTCGCCGTAGACTGCCCGGCTGAGGCCAATCCGACGGACGTCTTTGTGCCTGGAGCCGTCCACGACTCGCAAGTCCTATCGCTCGAGGCATTCGAGCGGTGGGCAATGGCCTGGCACTGAGGTGCCATTCGGGCTTCGGGCGGCCCTGGCCTCAACGCCCGGCGTGAGTGTGTTGGCAAGCATAAACTGCGTCTCACGCTAAACTGGGTTTCCCACGCGAAAGCGGGCCCCCCCAGTGAACCGACGATCGAGTCAACTTCGAACAGACGATCGAGTCAGCTCCCAACGCATGGAGCACCCAAAGAAGAAGAAGGAACCGGCCGCGAAAGCGGCCAAGAAGGCCGAGCGGGTGGCGAACAAGGTATTGGACCTCGTCGCCTCCGACTCGGCGCTCGTCGCCAAGAAGGCGAAAGCATTGGCGGCGAAGCAGGAGGGCCGGGGTGGGCTTGAGGTCCAAAGGCAGAAGCGACGTTACGCGACGGTGGCGGATTATCATGCGGCGATCAATCCGTACTTCGCCACCTTGGTGGACCCAGTCATGGTCCGCGGTGTCCGGATTCCCGACGAGGTGACCATGCCGAGCGCGACCTTTTCGCTCGTCATTAAAGGTGACTTCAGTAACGGACCCGGGCCCGCGCCTTACAACCCCGTTGCCACCATCACGATTGGTGGCAGCATTTGGGGTGGCTGGGTCCCGTCTAGCGGGAACCCGCTAGCGTATCAGTCCATGCTCTGCCCAACTCAGGTCCAGCTGTCAAGCGGCACGGGAACCACGTTCGTGGCAGCCACCAACTCGTGGCTGCTCGGCGCGACGGCCTGCGGAGCCGACGTCGATGTGTTATCTGGTTATGGGGCGACGGGCGTGCCGATCATACCATCCGGCTTCGTGTCGGGTGGCCAGATCGGCGCGATCCCGAACACCTTCACCCAGTTGCGGCTCGTGTCGGCGGCGCTGATCGTCGCTTGTGAGAACGCGGTGACCGAAACGTCAGGTCGTTTTGTGGCTGTGTCGCTTCCGCGGCGCGCCACGCGCACTAACTCTGCTACCACGCTTGCTCAGCTCGAGGATTCGCCCGAGGCAGCGTCAGTGCCGATCAATCTGTGTAAGCCCATCAACGTTGTTTACCAACCACAGGATGGGCTCTCGCAGACTTACTCGTCGCTGTACAGCGCCCGCGCGCCCACGGCCGGCCTGGCCTTCCCTGGGCCAGGCGGCTACCCGAGCACGGCTACTTGGAACTCAGCTGCGGCCGGCGCCGGTGCCATGTCCACTGATGACGACATGGACCTGCACGCGCCCGGCGAGCTCTGGGTCGTGGCGGCGGGCCTCCCGACGGACACCGCGATGACGTTCCAGTACACCATCGTCCTCAACTATGAGGGCATCCCGAATGAGTCGTCCACTTTCCTGCTGAACACAGCGGTCAGTAAGGACGACCCGCTGTCCTTGGCTCACGCCAAGACGATGACGGCCGGGTGCCCCAAGGTGATGACCGGTTCGCAGTGGCTCGCACCCACTGTGCAGGCGCCGCCCATGGAGGCGCACCGTGGCGATCCCCAACCCACCATCCTCGACCGCGTCCTTGGCGTGGTTGAAGACGTGGGTGATGTGGGCGCTGCCGTGACCGGAACTGTGACCAAGATTGCGCAGCCAGTGGCCAAACTCCTCTCCACCTTCTTCTGATCGGCGCTTCGGCGCCGGTCGGCGTGACATCGCACCCACGCGCATAGGGTAAGTCGTGCGAGCTCTGCCATGGGACAGATCCCTACGCACTCGTGAGAGTGCGGCGCTTCGGCGTACCGGTTAGCCGGGGGCACCAGTAAAG